AAAAGATACCGCAACAATTGAATTGGGCTAGTGGATTTTATTCTGGATGGATGGGTAGTGTTCTAATTATAGGCGGATCCTGGGCGCCGGTTCTGCTATCGGAGCTGTAGCCGGCTAACTATCCGCGAACTGCTCGAGTTTCCAGCTGGGATCCGATCCTAGCACCATGTCGACAGTCTCACCTAGCCTAGCAAACTAGCACTATGTAACGATTTACCCTACAATTCGATCCTGATATCCCATAATGCATCTTACCGGACTATGCTAGAAACCGACGATGGGGGGGGTGCTATGGGGTGACGGTCCCCCCCGGAGCCAGGGCTGCTCATGGTATATAAGCCCTTTCCACGATGCTTTCCGCGTGAGGGCTGGATTGCGCTAAGAGGCTAATAATGGACCGACTAATCCCCAGTTCTAATATTAGAACTTAAAAAAGAGATTAGCCGATCCGCCGCAGAGTAAGTTCATAAAAGTGGGGACCAGCTTTGGAAGAAGTAGGAAGACTTGAGCTGGTCCCCGTAGGAAGGAATGTAAACTAGGTCAAAAGTCAAAAAGAACGGTTACCAGTGTTTAACTGGTATATGGGAATCATTTTCACTTTAGATCCCCGTAGATTTTAGAGCAGGTCAAAACCCCCCCTACCCCCCCTTTAGATTCAGGGAGAACAGGAAGAGTCTTTACCTGCTGAACTTCACTTTGAGTCCCTCGTGAGTTCCGTCGCAGGGTACTGTAGACCCCCCAAACTAAGTACCGACTGAGTGTCGTCCCTGGGGTTCTACCATGGTCCCTGGTTAGTTTCAAGGTTTAATTAGAATGGCAGATCTACCTTAGGTCCGTCGTCATTGGTTTCTTTTTTATAGGAACTTTTGGGAGAGTAGTCTCCGGCTTTTTCACAATGTGGGAAGTGTGCTGAGAACTTAGAGGGAAAGTTTGGGTGCATGGAGATGGGGACTTTCTTCCCTTTTTTCGATAGTATCCAAAAGATGGGTTTCTGGCATTGTCGGCATTTTCCTTCGGGCGCGTCGTTAGGTTTTTCGCAGAGCCAGATTTCTCCTTCTTGAAACCATGAGGTAGTGGGGAGTGATTTCCTTCCGTCGGAGGAAGAGGATTGTTGTTTATTTTGTCCAACGGCTGTGGAGAGTCGGTGAAGTTCTTCGTTCAGTTTTTCTAGTTGGGTGTTGTCTTCGGCGAGATTTCGGATATCGAGTAGCAGTTTGTTTTGTTCCTTGAGTAGTTCAATGACTACTTCAACGGCTTCTTCTCCGGGGTTGTCCATTTAAGTTACGCGCCTTTCTGTTATGCTGCTTGCCGCAGCAAGGGGTTACAATGTCCTACCAACACAAGATGCCAAATGTGAAGGCTTCACGCCAGAAGAAAGTTGGAGTGTATTTAATCCGGGAGCGTCGTCGAGAGGTGATGGGTCAGAAGATGGCTTCGGGGATGCATTTTGTGGATGCTGCTGAGGCGGCTGGTATTCCGTATGAGGTTGCGATGGGTTCGGTGGCAGTGGATGAGGAGATGAGGGGTTGGTGGAGATTGAGTGAGGATCGTCCTCAGATTGGTAAGGGGAAGTCGAAGGAGATGGTGGACCGTCGTTCGCCCTTGCAGATAAAGCGTGATTTTGTGAACAAGTTGGCAGAGGCTGGTTTGTTTGACAAGATCCCTCAAATGGTAGAGGAGGCAGACCCTTCTACAGCTGAGGGCAAGGAGATGTTGGGATTCATGGTAAAGTTCTTGATAAAGGACATATTGCCAAAGGAAGTTGCATCGAAGATTGAGCATACCCAGAAGTCTGAGTTAACGGACATGAGTGACGAGGAATTGGTTCGATTGCTGCATGAGCGTCGTCATGCCCGATTGGGAGCAGTGGCGGAGCGCGACCATGCGGACAAGTCCCGTATAGCTTATATCGAGGGTAAGGAAGAGGAGGCTTCTGGCGACGAGTCAGAGGACATGGACTAATGGGTAGTAATGAACAAGAGCGAGAAGGTTTAATAGCCGAGTTTGAGTTAGAGCGTGAGTTGGCTCGTCGTGCTGAGTACGACAAGATCGGTCGATTGGCTCCGAATCTTCGTCAGTGGGATTTCTTAAACTCTCATGCTTATGAGACATTGTTTGCTGGGTTGAATCAGGCTGGCAAGTCAACGGCGTTGTGTATGAAAGCGTCGTATCATTTAACGGGTATCTACCCGGACGGCTATGACGGTCCCAAGTTTAAGGGACCGATCCAGGCGGCCATTGGTGGTGAGACTGCTCAGAGTACTCGTGACTTGTTGTGTGACCGTTTGCTTGGGGGTCTCCAGGATCGTGGGAGTGGATTTATCCCGGAGTCCTGCTACGACCCTCAGAAGGACATTGTGAGGTTGAGTGGTGGCATTGCGAATCAGATAGATTATTTCCTGGTTCGTCATCATGATGAGCATGGTCATTTTGACGGTATGAGTAAGTGCATGGTGTTCTCGTATTCGACGGGTTGGCAGCGTCTCCAGGGTTATACCTTGAACTGGATTGGTATTGACGAGGAGCCGCCCTTCCCTGTGTATGACGAGTTCTCGGCTCGTTTGAATGCGACGAAGGGGAGAATGGATATATCCATGACTCCCTTGCGTGGTGAGACGGAGCTGTACCTGCTGTTTGAGAATGACAACAGTGGTATCCGTGCATTGATTAACTATGACATTGACGATGCGACCCACATGGACGAGGACCATCGTCGTTCGTTGATGTTGAAGTACAAGAGTCATCCGTTGGCAGAGGCTAGATTGCATGGCCGGCCAGTGCGTGGTGTGGGTCTAATCTACACGATGCCGGATGAACTATTGGTCATGGACGACTTCCAGGTTCCGCCCCACTGGCCTCAGATAATTGGGTTGGACTTTCCTCACGGCGTGGGTTTTTTCGCTTTGGTAAAAATGGCATACGACCGCGACAACGACATGGTGTATGTGATTGGCGAATACAAGGATCACGGCAAGGACACTTTTGCGTATGCTCATAGAGCGTTGGCTATGGGTGCTTCGGAAGTGGTTTGTGCTTGGCCGCACGACGCTGGCCGAGGGTTCATTAACGGCGGAACGATCAAGCAGAAATATGACGAGTTGGGTTTGCGAATGTTATCTACCAGTGCCCATTTCATTGGACCTGACGGTAAGAGGACTTTCGCTATCATGACGGCGATTGAAGATGTGATTGACCGGATGCAAGCTGGTGGATTCAAGATCTTCAGCAGTTGTCAGGAGATCCTCATGGAGAAGCGACGGTATAGGCATGACGCAGGTCGTGTTAAAACCAAGCAGGACGACCATTTGATTGACGCGATGCATAAGGGAATAATGATGTTGCGAGAGGCCCGTACTCCAGGGAAAACGGGTAGTGCGATCCCGTACAGGTTACCGGACATGGACTTTTTTGGGATGTAGATAGATAAGTTAGAATGGGGATTCATGTCGTTAGCAAATGAACTATCTCTCAGGTTGGGATACCTGAAGGGTAGAAGGAACAATCACGAGCAGACTTGGCAGGAGATCAACGATCTCATGCAGCCCTTCCGTGGTGATATCACCACAAAGAAGTCTCCTGGCAGTAAGCGCATTGGTTCGGTGTTTGATACGACAGCGATGCAAGCTGCCGATTCATTCGTGAACTTCTTGAAGAGTGCAGTGTTGCCCAGTTCTACGGACTGGTTGCGTCTTAAAGCTCGTAAGGCTGGCTCGGACATCGAGGTTCGTGCGTTGCTAGACCGAGCTGCGATGAAGATCCTCGAGGCTTTAGGCGACTCCAACTTTTATATCCAGGCGACCCAGGCGTTACGAGACTTTGCGATCCTCGGCAACTCAACTCTTTATGTTGAAGAGAATACTCCTCGCCTGAACGATGACGGCACCACCTTTGCGGGGTTGCTATTTGAAGCGGTTCCGGTGGGGAATATGTGGTGGCTGTTAGGCAAAGACGGATCGCCGATCATGGCTGTCAAGGAACTCGACTTACCAGCAACAGATGCCTACAGTTATTTCGCTGGTCAGGCTGGAGAAGCTGCGGGTAAAGCGATGAGTGGCGGCAACCCAATGGAGTTGATTCGTTACTATCACTTTGTTTTCCCAACTGCCGGCAGTAGTCCTGTTCGCAGTGCGGTCAACACTGACAAGAAGTGGGCTTCGGTCTATTACTGTGAGGCTTCAGCGAGTGTTATTAAAGAGGGTGGTTACGACTTCCTTCCCTATACTATCTCTCGTTTCATGGTGGTGGACGGCGAGGAGTATGGTCGGGGGAAAGGGCATCTTGCTCGCCCAGACGCAGCTGGAATCAACGAACTTCGTCGGCAGATTTTGATTGCTGCTGGCCGCGACTTGAACCCACCGCTCATGGTCGAACACGACACAATGGTTGAACTTGACATTGCGCCTAACGGTATCGTGGTGACTCGCCCGCCGCAGAAAATGAATCCTCAGTTCCTCAAGAGCGGTACTGACTACGGTGTTGCTGATCTGATTGCTCGCCAAGATCGAGATCAGATATTAAAAGTGTTTTTGGGCGATGTGCTGCAAGAGCCGGACTCTCAGCCGAGAAGTGCAGAAGAGAGTAGGCAAAGACAGGTAAGAGCAATTCAGCGACTGGCAGCTCCAGCAGAAGCGGTGAACCATGAGTTCCTTCAGCCGATGATAGACACTGTGATTCAGATCATGGTAAGGGGCGGCGCGCTACCGGAGTTGGAGGAAGTTGGGGATATGTTGGGTGGGACCACCATTGATGTGGAGTTTGCCAGTCCATTCTTTACTGCTGCAAAAGCATCGAGTGCATTGCGAGTCCAGGCATTCCTCGAGCGAAGCTTGGCTATCTATCAGGCGACCCAGGACGATGCTTACATGGAGTATTTAGATCCGGACAAGATTGCCGCTTACAACGCCGAGATGAGTGATGTCCCGGCGGTGATCTTCAGGACAGACGAAGAGGTTAACGCTCGTCGTCAAGCGAAGGCGGACAAGGCAGCCCAGCAGAGGATGATGGAATTGATGGCAGCGACCCAAGGAGGCACCCCACAGTCAGGCCCATCCCCTCTCCCGGCTTCCGCAGGTAACTTACCAGGAACTTCGGTGCCCTCAGAGGTTGGAGGACAATGACCAAGGGGAATGCATACTCAGACAAGGACCGGCAACTGATCTCAGATTTTGCCACAGCCTTTAATACGCCGGCAGGTCAAAGAGTTTTGGAATGGATGGAACGGGCTTTTCTAGTCAAGGTCACCCTTGAGCCAGAGGAGTTGCTGAATAAACAACTGGAGATTGCTGGGGAGCCTCACCGAGTGGTGATCGACCCGACAGCCCTAGCGAAGAGACAAGGGCTAAGAGCTGCGTACTATAAGGTGTTGGCGATGGTCGAAGAGGCTGCCGTGATTAAAGATAGGGAGACCCTGAAAAAATGAGTCAAGAACAAAGTGGAGAAGAGAACACTACTATCGAAGGTGACACATTGGGCGACCTCCTGGGGGAAGGGTATGAGGGTCTAGCAAAGAAGTACAAGACTCCTCAGGATCTCGCCAAGGCGTACCAGTCGTTGAGTCAGAAGCTGAGTTCCACGGCTCGTGTTCCTGACGCAGATGCTCCGCAGGAAGAGTGGGGGGAGTTTTATTCCAAACTTGGCCGGCCCGAAACCCCGCACGGTTACGACCTTCCAGAAGGGGAGAAGGCCAGAGCTGCCCTGGACCCCCTCACAAAGGCAGCTCACGCTGCCGGTCTGACCAAAAAACAATGGGACAAACTGCACCCAGTAGCCCAAGAACAACTGGTCAGAGACGAATCGGCGGAAAAAGAGCAGTTAGACAAGGCCAGAGCAGAGTGGCAAGAGGGCGCGCGAAGAAGATATGGTGAGGGGCTTGAGGAGAAACTAGCCCTTGCAAAGAGAAGTCTTGATACACTGACTTCAGAAAACCCAGATATCCAGCAGGTCTTGTCGAAAACTGGCCTAGTGGATCATCCAGCAATCTTGGACATGATGATAGAAAGAGGAAACTCGATGTCAGATGACTCGACCCCAACCAATGCAGTATCGGATACAGGTGGCGAAACTGACCCGATGAAGATCGCTCAGAAGCTTCGTTCGATGATGAAGGATTCTGCCCATACAGATCCCCGTCACAAGGACGCAGAGGTTCATCGAGAGGAATACTACCGATTACTGGGTGAGTTAGCGACTCTTGGCTACGAAGGCGTTTATGACGACCGTCTAAAGCCAAGGTTCTAATATGGCAAGGAAAGTACGCAGAACCTTCATAGTGGACCCAGAAGCCGTGGAACGGGCCAGGAACGCTGTTTACTGGACTCCAGGCATGACCCTGGCGGAACTGGTCACATCTGCCCTCCACGAGAAGGTGGACCGGCTAGAGAATGCCCAAGGTAGTACCTTTGAACACCGAGAGGCTGAACTCCAAGGTGGGCGGCCTTTACAGAACATGAAAAAATATATGTTGCGAAAACCTCCAGACTCTGGATGATCTACCACCGGAGTCGATACCCTTCCTGGACCGGCCCCTGACGCTGTGAAAGAACAGCGATAAGGAATCGTTAACCTTACGGAGACCCTCCTTCGGTGGACACTCTCACGGCATTGTGCAAACCAATAGCTGAGAGAGAAATACATAATGACATACCCAGTAACGGGTGCCTCTTGGCCGGGAACTCCCGGTAGTGACACCAACTATGTTGCCCTTTTCAAACAAGCCTATGCCGACACGATTCGGCTCAAGGCTCAGGAAATGGAAAGTCGCCTTTCCGATACTTGTTTGTTTGAGACGCTACACGGCGACCCACTGAACCTCGATTCCTTCAAGCAAGTTGCCACCACCACTCGTGATCGCGGCCAATTGTTCGGAATGCAGACGAACGACCAGAAATACAGCGAGACGGTCACTGAGCGTCGCGCCCTGACTCCTGGTTTCCACGAGTTTGCGGAACTGTTCGATCCTCGCGACGAGCCGGCCTTGCTGCGTTCGATCCGCCCGGATTCCAACTACCTCATGAATGTGACTGCCGCATTCAGCCGCTTGAAGGACTCGACCATCGTCAACGCCTTCGACGGTGATGCGACTGTTGACGGTTCTACCCGGACGATTGGCGCGGACGGTGCCTTGGCTTTTGACTTTCCCGCTGATGGAGTCCCGACCGGAACGGTAGCCGCGCAGCTGGCCTTGGTTAACACGCTTCCTGCCGGTTCGATTGGATCTAAGGCAACTGGCGCCATCACTGGTGCCCCCGGCCTCCACGGAATGACTGCCGATGTCGGTGCCTCGGATGCCACCCTCGGTGTAGCGGACTTGGTGACTGCTCGCGAGATGCTTGAGCAGACTGGTGCGATCACTCCTGGTGATCCGGTCTACATCGCGATTCACCCGGCAGTTGCCCGCCACTTGCTGGCCGATACTACCTTGACCAGTTACGACTTCAACGCTCTTCGTCCATTGATGAGTGGCGAGGTCACTCAGTTCATGGGATGTGAGTTCCGTCTGACGAACCAGATTGCGAACAACCAAACGGTGGACATGGCAGGCGATAATGTCGGAGCCATTACCCCATCCACTGCCAACAAGGGTGCCTACACCTATATGTACACCAGAAGTGCAATGGTGTTTGGCATGGCGCAGGACATGACGGTTCGTTTCGACGAGTTGCCGGAGCGCGGTTACTCGCTCCAGTGCTTCCACAGTCTCGGTCTTGGTGCTGTTCGCATGGATCCCAAGAAGATCGTGCGGATTGGTTCGCTTAACTAGCAATGGAGTGACCCATGACTGGTAAGAGAGTGACCCATGACTGGTAAGACAAATCCTGTTTCAGGGACAGTCTTGGAGCGTTTCCGTGGTTCCGCCGCAGCAGCGTTCAGCCAGACATGGGTCACACTATTCTCCACCAACCCGATCACCGACGGCGATGCTACAACATACGGAACTGGATATGTTGAGTGGGCAGCCACGAACGGGAGAATCCGCGTCTTCACCGACATGGTGACTGACCCGTACTGGACAGCTCCGTCAGTGGATGAAAACCGGATGAAGATAGAGAACAGTACAACAGTGGGCTGGGCCTTATTGATCGGTCTTCCAGCCGCCGGCGAGACTGTCGTGGGTGTAGGTGTCTTTGATTCTCAGACGGGTGGAAACCTATTGTACTGGGACGAACTTGATAACTCTCGCCTCGTAATGCTTGGTGACACATTCCAGTTTTCAGCGTTATCGCTGATAGTACGGGAAGACTAAATGAAGATCGGCATCCAGGAGATTGGTACATTTACTTTTAGAGTATATGACGCTGATGGAAATCTCAAACAAGAGAAGATCACCAGCAACACTTTAACGAGTGAGGGTGCTGCCCGTATTTTGCAACTAGGATTTGATGCTGCGTTGTCCAGCCCTGTAAGGGATACTGGATATGTTGGATTGATTGACAATGCAGGTTTCGCTTCAATAGATTCGTCGGATCAAGCGACTGATATCCGTCAAACAGGAGTGACCTTGGTCAACGGTTGGGGAGAGATCGCTGATACCGGATACGATACTGGACTCCGCAAGTCAGGCACTTGGTCCCAGACAGATAACGGAGGTACGGTAACCCCCTCTAAGGTTACTTGGACGGATGCCACATTTACCTCCTTTGTTGGAACGCAGACTATCCAGGGAGCCTTCCTGGCTAACACGAGTGCGGTGGGTCAAAACACAACGGGAGTATTGTTTGCTGCCTCAAGTTTTGCGGCTGGAGATGTGAATGTGGGTACAACAGATACCCTGAAAGTAACTTTTGAAATGTCATTATCATAAGGAGATAAGATGACCGATTGTTCTGCAACTCCCGAAGTGGTTCGCAACCAGCGAGTGGAAGCGATACTTAGTGAAAATCAAGGTGGGTTTGAGGCCGGTGTTTTCCATAGCGTCCTGACCGACAAGGACGGGAATGTCCTGTGGGAAGATTTTTCTCACAACGGAACGACTACAGAGTTTGCAAAGCAGATTTGGCTATCAGCGTTACCTGCCGCCACCCATCAGACCGTTGTTTTGGGGCAAACGGGTCGTTTGCTGAAGATGGGATGCTTTTCCCGCTCTTCCGCTGGGGCAGCCCCTTCTCTTTCAATCGCTGACACCTACGCCATCACTGTTGGTGGCTCCACAGGGTCGTTCACTACCAGTCCCCATTCGATTACTACTGGCACTGGTTGGGCAGCGATCAGTTATGATCCTGGAGCCGGTACCGGCGGAGCAGCAGTGGCGATCCAAAACAGCACTGCTGTAGCATTCATAGGTAGTGCCCAGACCAATGTCGAAGGTGCCTTCATTTATACTTGTAACGCAGCGGACAGCGGTGGCACCTTGGTCGCTTCTGCGCTCTTTGGTTCTCCGATTGCTTCCGTAGCTTCTGGTGACACTTTGAATGTGACCTTCACTGCGACCCTCAATGTGAGTTAAGGAGCTGTAATGCTTCCGAAGAAAAAAACCAAGAAAAAGGAGAAATAATGGCGAAGAAGAAAGGTAAGACTGGTCGTAGAACCCCGACGGCTGCACAAAAAGCGGAAATAAAGAGAATCTCCGACAGAAAGAAAGACACCCGCCAAGCGAAGGCTCTATTAGCCTCTAAGCACAGTGTCCGACATGCGGCAAGTCGTGGAACCCCCATGTCGAAAAAGTTTGCAAGTAGTCAAGTAGATGCCAGAACCACCTCAAGGGTCAAGGGGAAGGACGGCCTCCACGACATACGATTCATTCGAGATGATTTCTCCGAGAACACTTTTAAAGAAAAACAGTTCATAAAGGAGTGGGCTGCGGCCCGGGTAAAAGAGCGCACAACAGAGAAGACATACAAACAGAAGAAGGCAGAATCAACAGAGAAGACAGCCGCACAGAAGAAAGCAGCGAGGAACAAGAAGCGGCCAACGAATAGACGCAAGGTCAGGTTTGGGAAAGTGTAATGGCGAAGAAAAAGGGCACTGCTAAGAAGAAGCCGTCGCGACCCAAATCAAATGCACCGACTAGGAAAGTCGGTCGGCGAAGAACAGGCTACTAAAAAAGACACACACCTCCTCAGCGGGGGGGCGGGGGTACAAGATCACCGTCCCCCTTCTATTAGGAGAGTGACATGGCGTTCAGAACACTGTCCTTCGATACGAGGGCAGCGATACCGACAGACGGATTCCCTGCGACTGTTGCGTATGTAAGCAGTGCTGCCCACAAGATCCACAATGTCTATGTCACTAAAGAGAATGCTTCTGATCTGACACTAGACATGACGCTGGACCAACTGAAGACGGACATCTTCGGTGACTCCCTCACATTTGCGTTGCTTGCAGATAAGCCGATGACATTCGGCAACCCATCCTCAAGCGGCACAGACATTTCCAGTTGGAAGTCGTGGTACAGACCAGCAAACTCTGTCACTGGTACAGGAACTACGAAGCCTTCTTACTTGATAAACGGAACAGGTCAAGCAGCACGACCAACGATGCTCTTCGATGAAGGCGAAATAGCGAGTCTACCATCTGCCCAGTTCCATTTTGCATCCACCGACCCATTCACCATCTTTGTTTCATTTAAGGCTGTCACAAAGAACTCTGCCAGAGAAGCATACCTATTCGGAGGAACGAACCCATCAAGGGGAGACCTCCTTTCTATATGGGGCATCGACAACAACAAGTGTGCAATCATCGACAACGCTAACAATGAGGCACTCTGGTCTGGATCGCTAATGACTGGCGACACAATCAGAATGCTATCTCACAACACAAGCGGAACGGAACTACTAGAAGACACATCCACCTTCACCAGCGCATTCAATTTCAACTTCATCAACAAGGCAAACACCACAGACGGAGATCAGGGCAGCGGGACTTTTGAAATCAACGAGATCCTGGTATACGCCGAAGATGCTTCCACGATGGGAACAACCAAGAGGCAGGAGATCGAAGGGTACTTGGCTCACAAGTGGGAAACGAATTCCGCACTACGAAACGCCAACGGGTCCACGGGCCATCCTTATGTGACCACTGATCCAAGAGACTCCAAGGGGGATCACACTGTAAGGAAGTTCTCCTCACCGATGTCTACGATTGTGAGTGGCTTCAGTGAGGCTTCTCGAGGATATGAACGAACCCGGCATAGTCTATATCAAGATTGACTACACCTGATGGCAGTTGTACTGGAAA